GCCCTCAAACTGTCAACGGTAAAGCTTGAGGTAAATGGAACCCTTGGGTTTACTTCTGCCCCTACTACTGGGTCTACTGAAGTAGCAGCCCTTTTCCTTGACGCTAGCAATAACATTGTAAAGCGTAACCTTGGAACCGCAGCGTTTACCTCAGGGTCTAGCCTAACGCCCGTTGCTCCGCTAAACATAGCTAGCAACATTATTTCCATCAGTGCGCCAACGACCTTGTCGCAGCTTACGGAGGCTACCGTTGCCATTGCTGACACCTTCCTTATCTATGATGCAACAGCTACCGTATACAAGTATGTGACCCTTGAGGACCTTACCCAGTATATGGCGGCCAACATCACCGCATCTGCAGCAGGAACCAATGGACAGATATCCTACAACGACGGAGGAATAACAGCAGGAGCAGCGGGGCTGTCGTACAACGACGCACCAGCTGCTGAGCAGTTCACATTTACAGGCCTAGACTTCGTTCAACGCGAGGTGTCATCTGGAACTTGTGCCTTCTACAGCCGCTCTGATAGCGCTGTAATCAATAACGCAGTTACCAATGGTGTGGTAACAACCTTAGAGGCAAATCTTTTTGCAGGGGCTGTTATTGTTGACTATATGATCTACAACTCGGGGTCTACTACGGTCCGCGTAGGGGAGATACACATTGTATGGAACCCATCAAACCTAGCAACAGCTCCATCAATTGTAGACTCTATCAAGACGTCAATCGGAACTTCTACTACGTCAACCTTTGTCTTCAACGCATTTATAAATTCTACTACGCTACAGCTTCGTGCCACCAATACGTTTGGCGCGAATATGACGGTACTTCTAAACTTCAAAGCCTTCTACGCATTCTAGTATGAATGATGAAGAAAAGGCTATGGCTAGGATTGAGCTGTTTATGTTTGCAAAGAACAGCTTCGATGACATATTGAACAAAGCCGAGGACCTAGGTCTGCTTGATGAATTTATGATGATTGCATCAGCAGGCCTTGTGGTAGACCAGATAGACGGAAACAGCATTGTTGAGTCTGTGTCTAACATAAACGTAGACACCAAGGAGGAGATGATTTCCTTGGTCACATATCTTATGGGATCCTACAGCGAGGACGACGAAGCCGACGATACAACCAATATAGATTATTGGCTAAATTTGAACTAAATTAAAATGAAATGGAACTTATCAGAAAAATCATTGCGGGAACCGACCCACTGAAAGCCTTAGCCTACTATGTAGGCCAGAAGGCAGGGGACGGAGAGATCGACTCAATCGTTCTCGACGGATCTCACCTCCACTACCACGGGGAGCGCAAGTACCTCATATACCTAAAGAAGGACTCCACACTTATGCTGTGGAAGACCATCGAGGGTATGCCAGTTATAGTAGAGTACGACTGTAACTTCTAGTTGTAACCGACTTACAACTTTTATTTATTTCAATTAAACATATGATACCATTGTACCACATCCTAGTGCACATACCTAGTGCTGTAAACGACACCATCAAGGTGGGAGAGTCAGAGCTTTACCTCGACACTAAGTTCAACGAGTTCCAACACCGAACTATGAAGGCTAAGGTTGTAGGCATTCCCGCCAAGTTCAAGTCCGAGCTAGAGATAGGAGACTACGTATTCCACCACCACCACGTTGCACTCAACGACACCCAAGTCGTTGACCCTAAAGAGAAGATATACCGCGTCAACTATGACCCCTTCGGCGGTCAGGGCAATCAGGCATACCTTATCGAGAAGCCAGACGGTAGCCTTATAGCTGTTGCGGACTGGGTTTTCCTAGAGCCCTTTGATATCGATGCTGACAAAGAGAAAAGCTTCATAGAAATCATTACTATCAAGGAACCAGAAAAGCGCTGGGGCCGTATCGTTTACGGAAGCCAGTGGCTAGAGGAGGAAGGTCTCGCTGTTGGCGACGTGGTGTACTTCGCCAAGGACGCAGACTACGAGATGGACATCAATGGCCGCAAGCTGTGGCGTATGCAAATCCACCACCTGATATGTCAAAAGCTGTAAAATTCACAACAGTTACTGCTGCTCGTAACCTCATCTCTGCGATGGAGGCTGCAATCGGTAATATGACCGAGGAGATACGCAAGCCGGTAGACCCCGATTTAACGGGGTCCGCTCGCAAGGCAGAGCTGCAGGCGATCAAGGATACAGCCCTAGCCTGCAAGGAGCTTATCGTAGAGAGGCAGAAACTAGAGCAGCTTGTAGGGGACATCGAGGAGTCCGGATCCTTTGAAAAGGAGAAGGACTTTAAGGGAGGCTTCGCTGAGAGGATGGCAAGATAATGGCTGGGCTGAAGGTAATAGACAAGCAGGAGGTGATAAACATCTGTCCGAACAATTCGGACGGCCCTATCATTGAGATAGAGTCCCTCAGCATCCAGTTACCAAAGCCGGAGAGTTTTCTCTTTAGCGACTTGCCTAAGGAGCAGCAGATGTGGAAGCGTCAGGACATCCCTAGGGAGCTTGCACAGATAAAATCTATGGACGACTGGTACGAGTCCCCCAGAGAGTTCCAGCAGAAGTGGAGCCCATATATCGAGCAGGAGTTCAAGAGACGCAAGGAAGGCCTGTGGTTTATGAACAACGGTGAGGAGACCTACATCACGGGTCACCACTATATGTTCCTACAGTGGAGCTCCATAGACATCGGATACCCTACGTACCTAGACTTCCAGCGTAAGCTGTTTGTCCACCTCTCGGCCTGCGAATCAGACCCTCGGTGTCTTGGACAGATATACACGAAATGTAGGCGTTCTGGTTATACCAATATGAGTGCAGCGGTGCTTGTGGACGAAGGCAGTCAGGTGAAGGAAAAGCTGTTGGGCATTATGAGCAAGACAGGAACAGACGCCCAGGAGGCGGTGTTCGGTTCTAAGATCATTCCCATATTTAAGGGATACCCGTTCTTCTTTTCTCCCATCATTGACGGAACCACTAACCCGCGTATGGAGCTCGCCTTCCGCGAGCCATCGAAGAGAATCACCAAGAAGAACAAGACTACCTCACGAGGTGAGGCCTTGGACACTATAATCAACTGGAAGAACACCACGAACAACGCATATGATGGAAGCAAGACCCATATGCTATTCCTTGATGAGGCTGGTAAGTGGCTGAATCCAAACGACATAAGAGAAGTGTGGAGAATCCATAGGACCTGTCTTCTTGTTGGACGTAGGGTGATTGGAAAGGCGATGGTGGGGTCCACGGTAAACCCGCTTGACAAGGGCGGTAGGGAGTTTAGGAATCTGTACTACGACTCCGACCCTAACGACCGCAACGAGAACGGAAGGACCAAGAGCGGGCTGTACAAGATATTCATCCCAGCATACGATGCTATGGAGGGATTCTTCAGTCAGTACGGACTTCCTATTGTTGAAGACCCAGAGACTCCAATGCTTACCGAAGACGGAACCATAACCGAAATTGGAGCTAGGACGTTCTTAAAGAACGAGAGAAAGGGTCAGCAGAACAACAGCTACGAGCTCAACGAGATCATACGCCAGTTCCCATTTACTGAGGACGAGGCGTTCCGCGACTCGACCAAGAGTTCTCTGTTTAATATTCAGAAGATATACGAGCAGATACAACACAACGAGGAGCTTTACCCTAACCCTGTGGTAATCGGCAACTTCCAATGGAAAGACGGAAAGATGGACAGCGAGGTGATCTTCGCCCCCGACCCTAATGGGCGGTGGCGTGTGGCTTGGCTAGCACCTACCGATATTCGAAATAAACGGAAGATTGAGAACAATAAAGCTGTTGCCCCCAACGGAGCATTCGGGGTTATGGGTGTTGACTCCTACGACCTTGACACCACCCTTGACTACAGGTCCTCAAAGGGTGCCTGCCACGTGTACAATAAGTTCTCGATGGAGCACCCATCTAATATGTTTGTCGCGGAGTACGCCTCACGGCCTCCGCTTGCCAAGATATTCTACGAGGACATCCTTATGGCTGCGGTATTCTATGGGTACCCTGTGCTTATAGAGAACAACAAGTACGGCATAGCTAGGTACTTTGAGTCAAGGGGATACGATGAGTACCTTATGAACCGCCCTGTGCATCTAGCGTCCACCTCATCGAAGATGAACGTAAAGACAAAGGGGATACCTTCCAACAGCCAAGATGTGATACAAGCTCACGCTCAGGCTATTGAGTCATATATCCACGACCACGTAGGTCTCCACAACGAGACCGGTAAGTTCGGACGTATGTACCTAAACAGGACACTTGAGGACTGGATAAACTTTAAGATAGACGACAGGACAAAGTTTGACTTAACAATTAGCTCAGGGCTGGCGCTGCTTGCCGCCCAGAAGCAGGTCAAAGAAGTCAAAAAAACAAACTTCAACGAGAGGGTATTCTTCCGCAAGGGTAAGGAAATTAGGCGATAAGTTAAGTTCGTACCTTTGTCCATAAACTCCGATAAATGGATCAATACTCTGTAAAAAGTAACTCATACGACTCTACGTTCCCAGACCCTTTTGCCTCACACGATGTAAAGGTGGGAAAGAGGTACGGTCTTCAGTACGCAAAGGCTATATACGGCCAGTGGGGAAGCGCCCAGTACGAGGGGTCTCTGTACAGCAAAAGGTTCCGTGAGTTTGAAGTCTCTAGGGACTACGCCAACGGAACGCAAGACACATCCATCTACAAGCAGATACTTACCTCTCTTGACCCGAACAACGGTGATGGCTCTTTGGTGAACCTAGACTGGACACCAGTTCCTATCGTTCCCAAGTTCGTAAAGATTGTAGTCAACAAAATTCTTTCTTCTAAGTTCTACCCAAACATTGAAGCTGTTGATCCTTTATCACGCAGTGAGAAGGACTACGAGAAAAATAAGATGAAGATATTCATCGAAAACAAGGACATCCTAAAGGAGGCGAAGGACTCAGGACTTCGCACCGAGGTAGACCCAGACTCTCTTCCCGATACCGCTGAGGAGACCGAAATTTTCCTTGAGACTAACATCAAGACCGCAGCGGAGATTGCTGCCCAGATTGGCATTAATCTAACGCTAAGCTGGAACGACTTCGACGAGCGCATTTTTAGGCGCAATGTCGAAGACCTCGTCACCTGCGGTATTGCTGTCACCAAGCGCAGCAACGACCCCAACTACGGAATCGTTGAGGACTATGTAGACCCAGCATTCTTTATCCACAGCTTTACCTCTGACCCAAACTTTACGGATATAACCTACGCAGGCCACGTA